CTCGTCAGTTTTAATGATCTTATAGGAAGGTCCAAACAATCCCTCAAGAACTAATTTATTTGTTTCAGATCCATCAAGAGTTCCTGTAAATCCAAAACGATACTTAGCATCTGCCAATTTAGTCATAATAGCAACAAGAGATTTTGATTTAAATTGATGTGCTTCATCACCAACTACTACATCAAATCTTTCAAAATAACTTCTAGGAAGTTTATATATTGATTGCCAAGTAGTAATAATAACTTGAGAATCTGTTTCTCTTTCTCTACCAGCATATATCTTATGACAGTATGATCCTACATCCCAACCATAATCAGCAAAATCTTTATACATTTGTTCTACAAGGGATGTTGTAGGAACTACGATAAGAGTATTCTTTTTATTTTCAACAAAATATCTAATAATAGAATATATCATTAACGACTTTCCTGAAGCAGTTGGAGATACTAATAACTTTCTATTATGTCGTAAGGCATCGTATACTCCATCAATCTGATAATCTCTAGGTTTATGCCTAGATATTGCTGTCATATAATCTTTCACACCCTCTTTCGAGATTGTGGGATTCACCTCAAAAGGTGTTCCATAATGTTTGTTATCTTTAAACTCGTAAGTATAATTATGATTCTTACAAAACTGAACTATCTTATCTAATAGTCCAACATATATTTCTCCCTTTTGTATATTAAATAATCGTATCTTACCATCCCAATACTTCTTCTGATAGTGCGGCATGAACTTTGCACCAGGCACTTCAAAAGTGAATTGATCAGACAATTCATAATATACATGAGTCTCTGCTTCTATGTGCAGATATACCTCATTCTTTTTTGATATAATCAAATGACTCATAATCCTATACCAATGTAGGATTATTTAGAGACTTATTTTTTAGGTAGTACGCTCACCACCCTTATCGGGTGTCTTCTTGTTCAGTTTGTTTAATGCAGCATCTACAGCATCTTTTGGTGATGTTCTTTCTGGTTTGTCAAATTTTCTAGTTTTTCTTGCTAGAACACTACCCTTATAACTTAAACCAACATCATATTCAGATTTTTTACCTTTACCATAATCTAATCTACCTGTTAATGCTAGACCCTTACTATAATCATGCCCATCACCATATACAGATTTACTAGTTGTATCTTCCTTTACATCATTCTTTTTATTCTTTCTAAATGATTTAATCTTTTTCATTAAATACTCACCAGCCCTTTTACCAAGATCCGTATCTTGAATATGATCTGGATTACTTCTTATTTTTGTTTTACTACCAACAAATCTATCTATTTCAGTCATTGCCTTATCTGTTAAACTACCTTCTTTACCCTGATTGAATATCTCTGGAGCCAAAGTAGCATCAAAACCAATTCTACCTATTTTTCTAATAGGTTTAGGTATTTTATTCATAAATTTACTAAATGTTTTCATCAGTTACCAGTATATTTGGGAGGAGCTTCTAATACTTTAGCCTTTGGTATTCCCGATAATCCTTTTGCTCTCTCTGGAGAACCTTTTTCAGTATTTTTTATAACTTCTTTAATTTTTTGATCTCTTCGTAGATTCCTAACTTTATCAAGAAGTTGTCTCTTAGTTAGTTTTTCTTGATCGTTACTAGATGCAAGAGAAGTAAGTGCCTTTATTCCTTTATAACCTTGCCTTATACCACGAGCTCCAAGTTCAAGTGCTTTACTTGCGAACCAAGCACCAGCACCCTGTCTTCCTGCATAAGCATCTTCATTAAATTGCTTAAAGGATTTCATTTATCCAACAATAGTATCAAACCAATCTTGACTCATACCTGAGATGATTTTATCTGCTGCTTCTTCGCTTGCAGCATACTTCTCTTCAATAAGATGATTTACAACCTTCTTATAATTCTCGTGTATTTTTTGACTTTCTTTTGGAGTAGGTTTCATCTTCTAATATTAGATCTACTCATATATTTATAATTTACATTCCTGCCTGGAACTTATTCCATTCAATTGCGTTCTTAATTTGAAATGTTCTATTAGAAACATTTTTAATAATTTCTTCTAAGAACTTTAAAGTAGTGTCATAATACCTTATTTTAAGATCTATTTTTTGAACTTTTTCATCCGCATCCATATATCTTTGTATAGCATCTTTTTCTCTTACCTTATATCCAAAAGGTTCCTCAATATAAACTTCTGCTGGTGCTTTACCAGTATAATAATTATGCCTTTCCAATCTAACTTTATTGTATTGCTCTCTTGCTTTTTCACGCAACAAAGTAATAGTATTATAAACTGTATAATACTTTGAATGTAATTGTGGAATCTTCAAAGATTCATCATGTAGATTATCAGGGTCTATGACAGCATCACGCTCCCACATTTCCTGAATTTTATCAAGATTCATAAAGAACTAGTCAAATCGTAAATAGTATACTTGAAAGATGCCTCTGCTGTAAAGTACTGAATGTCAGGTGTAGTTGCATCAAAATCTAAAGATGTTAAAGAAACTGGAAATAAATCTAAAAATTTTACCTTTGCTATTTCTCTAAGATTGCTATTTAATATTCTAAGAGTACCATCACAAAATGCTTCTTTAGGATCTCTTTGATCTGCATCATCAGTTGTTAAATTTCTAAACTGTGCTGGTGTTTCTGGAAATCCTAAACCAGTTAACCAATTATAAACTGCCAGATAATTTTCCATATTTTCATCAACCAAAAACTTTAGAGTAAAATCACCGTATGTTAATTTTTCTCCAGGAATATCAATATCCTTCAAATATGTTGGTTGTGTAGCAAGTGCTAAAGATAACTCTGGTATTCTAGCACTATTTGATAGAAAGTCAATTTTAGGGTATTTTGAAAGATTAAACTTAAACCCTACTGACGATAAGTAATTTCTATTCTCAATTTGTTTATGGAATATACTAGAAGTCATTATATTTTTTTAAATATTTAGACAAAAAAAGAGACCCCCGAAGGAGTCTCTTTATTAAAGGAATTATATCCTTTCTTCTTACATAAGGTTGTTAACCTGAACACGCCTGTAGTAGCGGTTGGAGTTCTTAGTAAGTGCTCCAAGTCCTTGGGTTGTACCTTGTGAGAATGGGTTCTCGACGATGCCGTAGCGAGTCTTGAATCCAATTTTTGGTTGGAATGTGTCCTGACCAACTGCACGAACCATCTGTAGTGGAACGTATGGGCAGTAAAACAGTCCAGCGTCATAAGGTGAAGAACCCTTGTATCCAACAACGTAGTACTGATTAGCAGCAACGTTTGCAGAATAAGGATCGATATACACTTTGTACTTACCTTGAAGAACACCAGCAAATGTATTGCCTGTGTCATCTACGTTCAAGTTAGCATTAAGTGCAGGTGTGTAATCAAGTACACCAGCCATTGTTAGGGCAGAAGCAACATCAGCAGATGTTAGAATCATGTTACCCTTTCCACGACGAGTTCTTTGTGCGATTGCGTTAGCATCACGCTCGATCTGGAAGATAAGTCCCTTGAACTTCTCAACTGACCATCTACCGTTGGAGTCAACGTCTAAGTCAAATCTACCAGCGTTAGCAACGTTTGCTTGAGCACCAGACTCAGCAACATTGTAAATGGTACGAATAACTTCACGGTTGATTTCCGCAAGGATCTCAGTAGAAAGAATGTTAGCAAGTTCTGCTTCTGCATTCAAACCGTGGATTGCCTTGAGGTCTTGAGCAAGCTCTAGTGAGTACTCAGCTTTCAACGCACGAGATTTCGCAGTAACTGTTACTTTCTCGATTGAGAACGCCATCTGGTTGAAGTGATCTGACTCACCCAATCCTTCAGCGTCGTCTGTTCTCATACCTTGTCCTACGTTGTAGGTTCCAGGTGAAGCGTCATTAAGAGCACTTGGATTTGTACCACCTTGAGCAGTTGTACCCAAACCAACAGCAGCATTTGTCATGCCGTTAGTATTGTCGAATCCAGAATCTTGTCCAGAGAATGCTGTATCTACTTCGTCGAATAGAGCTTCTGTACCACTCTGATTCTTGTAGCGTGAACGCATTGCAAAGATTAGTCCAGTAGGACCATTCATTGGTTGAACACCAGCAAGGTCATATGCGACCAAGTTTGGCATTGAACGTCTAATCAATGAGATTAGAACGGGGTCGAAACC